GTAAGGTACACCTTTGATCAACTTATGGAAAAAGATTATGACCGTAAAAATCGCAAGAATGGCAAACGGCGAGGACGTAATCGCTGACATTAAAGAAGTCAGGTCTGGTGAAGGTGACGATGCTCGCATTCTTGCGTATGAATTCGTCGAAGCATACTCAATTACTCTGGAGACAGATGAGCAAGACTTTCTCGTAGAGTCTCTTGATGAGGAGTTACCACCAGAAACCCCACAATTGAATAATATTAGGATGAGATTCTTTCCATACTTTCCTCTGACAGTTGGATCTAATTTCATTACACTGAATGCAGTTGTAAGTATTGCTGATCCTCATCTTGAAGTGCTCAAGCGTTACAACCAAGCAAGATATCAAACTACATCCGAGGCAAGAACTGATGCTACCCAAGTTGATTATTCTGAAGCACCACCCTCAGACCTATTTATTGGCTGATCTCTTGGAGCTTGATGAAGAGCCAGCACTTTGCTTGCAAGAGTGTTGCACCATCAATGATGATGGTGGTGTCCAACCCTATCCAAAGCACACCCATCAGAGAGATATCTTCTTGTCCACTGATGATGTCATGACTATTTTGGATCCGTCACCAGCGGTTGCCAAACAGTATCTGACTGTGTTAGAGTCTTTGAAGAAGTCAGCAGTGCCTAATGAGTGAATTCTATACGAGCGTCCATGTTCTAGGTGACAACGCCTTGGTGCGTGGTTACAAGAATGGGACGCCCGTTCAGTATAGGGAGAAGGCGTCTCCCTGTCTGTTTCTTGTGCCAGCAAATCAGTCAAAACCATCTAAGTATCGGACTCTCGACGGTCGTTATGCTCACCTGAAAGAGTTTGATGGCATTAAAGATGCCCGTGAATTCATTCAGCAGTATGCTGACGTGAATGGGATGGAGGTGCATGGATACGATCGCTTTGTCTTTCAGCATATCGGACAGAAATATCCTGATGAGGTAGATTACGACATGAATGTCATGCGTATCTACACGATCGATATTGAGGTTGCGTGTGAGAATGGATTCCCAGACGTTGCCTCATGTCAGGAGGAGATGCTTTGCATCACCATTAAGGATGTGAATACTAAAAAGATTATCACTTGGGGCACTAGGGAGTTTACCCCTCCCCCTGACGTTGAGTATCGTGTCTTCTGGACAGAGCATGAGATGCTCACAGACTTCCACTCTTGGTGGGCTCCAAATACTCCTGACATCATCACTGGTTGGAATAACAACTTCTATGACATGCCCTACATTTGCAGGCGCATCGAGAGGGTCCTGGGTGAGAAGTGGAAGAAGTCCCTCTCTCCCTGGAATGTTGTCCGAGATCGAGAGGTTGAGGTGCAGGGTCGTAAGAATCTTGTGTATGAAATTCTAGGTGTGACCATCCTGGACTACCTAGATCTCTACAAGAAGTTTACTTACAGCGCCCAGGAGTCATACAGTCTCGATCACATCTCCAGTGTTGAGTTGGGTAATGCAAAACTGGACCACTCGGAGTATGAAAACTTCAAAGACTTCTATACTTCTGACTGGCAAAGGTTTGTTGAATACAACATTCAGGACGTGAATCTGGTTGACCAGTTGGAAGACAAGATGAAACTCATTGAGTTGGCAGTCACTATGGCATACGATGCCAAGGTGAATATTGATGACGTGTTTTCGCAGGTAAAGATGTGGGACACTCTCATCTACAACTACTTGAGTCAGAGGGATCTTGTTGTGCCCCCCAAGCAGACATCCAAGAAGGATGATAAGTATGCTGGAGCATATGTAAAGGAGCCTATTCCTGGATCATATGATTGGGTTGTGTCTTTTGACCTCAACTCACTGTATCCTCACCTCATCATGCAATACAACATCTCTCCAGAGACTCTGGTCGAAGAGAGATATACCAAGGGTGTCTCTGTTAATAAGATCCTTAGTGGAAACTTCAAAGCAGATAGTGATTACGCAGTCTGTGCAAACGGTGCTCAGTATCGCAAAGACATCCAAGGGTTTCTCCCCGAAATGATGCAAAAGATTTACGATGAAAGGACCTTTTACAAGAAACGAATGCTTGCCGCTAAGCAAGATCTTGAGAATGCCAAGACACCTGCAGAGACCTTGGCACTTCAAAAGAGCATTAGCAAATTCAACAACATCCAGATGGCAAGGAAGATCCAACTCAACTCTGCCTATGGTGCCATTGGCAACCAATACTTCAGGTATTACAACCTGGCAAACGCTGAGGCGATTACTCTCTCGGGTCAAGTCTCGATTCGTTGGATTGAAAACAAGATCAACGGATACTTAAACAAACTACTCAAAACTAAAGGTAAAGACTATGTTATTGCCAGTGATACTGACAGCATCTATCTCTGTCTTGATCTACTCGTTAATCGCGTATTTGATGTACAGGATGTTCCTACAGAGAGGATTGTCAAGTTTCTCGATGATGCCTGTCAAAATCAAATCGAACCCTACATCACAAAATCGTACCAGGAGTTAGCAGAATAC